CACTTAAAAAATAAACCGGAGAGTAATCGGTTTGATTTTTCGATCCAGACTAAAGGACTTAATTTTTATTACCAGCGAGAGCTTACAAAAGAGGAGATAAAAAAGGGAGCGACATGCCCAGAAAATGTCATCGGATCGTATGCGGTATATCATGCTACAAAAAGAGATAATCGTATCGGTGATAAAGAATATAAGACTGGTAAGTTTTGTCATATCTATCGTCCACATATTACTGACGCTGATGGTAACGAAACCTGGGGAGAGCTCGAAATCAACGAGCGGTCTGGTATTTTAACGGTAATTGTACCGCAAGCCTTTCTCGATAAAGCGGCTTATCCGGTCGTAGTGGACCCGACGTTCGGTTATACAACCAAAGGCACATTTAATATCCCCTATGCTGATCGTGTAACTGGGTCAAGATTTAATCTTCCCGATAGCGCGACAATCGACTCTATTACTTTTACGACAAGTTGCGCCGTCAACTTTGTTCCGTTCCCCTCAAATCAAACTACAAAATATAAAGGAGCGATCTACGATGCCACAGATGATTCATTTGTTCTGTCGTCAGGTGAAGAAACGACGACCGACAGTACGATTGATTTTAAAACCGCAAATGTTTCAGACACTACGGTTCTTTCTAGTGGTGATTATTGGATCGTCGGATGGAGCGAAAACGCTGGTGACGACGAACCTCAAATAAAGTACGACAATGGATCGGCGGGTGATGGTGGTTACGATAATGAAACGTACGGAGCTTCTTTTCCTGATCCATTTGGGAATACAACAGAAAGCCGCATTTATTCTATTTATGCAACTTATACAGTAGCAGCTTCTGGTACTGACGTCGATGCTGAGCGATCAGCTGAAACTTATGGTCAGGATACAGCTAACGATACTCGAAACGCTGAGGTGTCTGGATCTGATACCGCTAACGATACTCGCGATGCTGAAACTCATGGTCAGGATACCGCTAGTGATACTCGCGATGCTGAGGTCCACGGTCAGGATATTGCTAACGATACTCGAGATGCTGAGATCCACGGTGAGACTGTTACTAACGATACGCGTAATGCTGAGATCGATGGTGTTGATACGGATCAGGCTAATCGAGACGCTGAAGTCCACGGTCGAGCGTTTGCGAGTACCACTCGAGACGCTGAGGTTACTGGATCGATCGACATAAACGATACTCGAGATGCTGAGGTCCATGGTCAGGATACGGATACCGCTGAGCGATCAGCTGAGATCAACGCTGAGGATACGGTATCTGGATCTCGATCAGCTGAGATCTCTGGTGACGGCGGTGATGGTGCTACTCGTGACGCTGAGATACACGGTATCGATACCACTGAGTCTGAGCGTAATGCTGAGATTGAGGGAGCTCAGTCGGATACTGACGATCGATCAGCTGAGATCCACGGTCAGGATACTGTTACCGCTGAGCGTGGTGCTGAGATCGATGGTATCGATACGGATAACGATACTCGAGATGCTGAGATCGATGGTGTCGATACGGACCAGGCTGATCGTGACGCTGAGGTCCACGGTCGAGCGTTCGCGAGTACCACTCGATCAGCTGAGATTGATGGTGTGGATACTGACAGTAACAATCGATCCGCGGAAATCTACGGACTCGATACTGATAGTGATGAGCGATCAGCTGAGATTTCTGGTCAGATAATCACTGGAGCTAACCGATCCGCGGAAATTGATGGATCGGGAGGGGTTGTTATTAGTGATCGTAATGCTGAAATCCACGGATCGCTCGACGATAACGCTGAGCGTAATGCGGAGATTGACGGTATCGGTACTGATCAAGCTGAGCGAGCGGCGACGATATACGGTCGGATGAGAGATCCTATCTGTCCAGATCCGAGTCCAGTGACTCCGGCAACTGATCTCGTGGCTCCAGCATCCGATCCGGTTACTCCGGCGTCTGGTGGATTTTCTCCAGCGAGCAAGCGAGACTGTTAAATTAATCGTGTATAATATTAAATATGGCTAAAGGCTACACAACGGAGACAAAAATCGAGGCGTATGGTGTGATCGATATCGATCCGGCGTTCGCTCCTCGTCTGACAGAGTTTATCGAAAGCTCCGAGGATATCATCGACTCTATTACTGGTCGTAATTTCGTCGCGGATGCTGACGTGAGTGCTCGTATGTTTAGTGGTGACGGATCACGGTCACTAATTATCGACGACGCTATCGAGATTGATACAGTCGAGGTCGGTCTGGATGATTACGGTGGTAACTTTATCGCTGTCGGTAATACTGGGAGTAATCGATATTTTACTGAGCCGGCTAATCACGCGGCTCACGGAGTCCCAGTTACTAAGCTACTCCTCCGGAGTCGTCACTTTACGACCGGTATACAAAATCACCGGATTACCGCTAAATGGGGTTACTCAGAGAGCGTACCGTCGGATATTGCGTTCGCGGCGACTGTTTTCGCGTTTGGTATCTTAAATCAGCAACGTCAGGGAGGTCAGTCAGTGAAATCAGAAAAGATCGGTAATTATGCGGTCACGTATAACAGCGATAACGGTCAGGATGGCTGGGGTGACTTTAATCGAGCAATGGAGATACTCGATAAATATAAACGATATTACCTTTAATTATGAGCCGGATCCAGAGATTATTTACTGAGAGCATATCAGTCGAGCGTATGGTCTGGACTGGTAACTCATCGAGTAAATCCTCGATTGGTACCTTTAATGGACATATCCAGCAAGCTAATCCACAACTTGCGGAGACTCTCGGTGAGACGTGGAGTAATATTTTTTCGATCTGGTGTGCTCTCGGTACTGACGTCCAGGAGGGGGACGAGTTAACTGTCGCGTCCGGTAATTATGCTGATACCTATCACGTCCGTCAAATCCAGAAAAATGCTACTGGAAATAACGAGCATCTTGAGCTCGTCGTAATGCGTAACGTATGATCCGTCACTTACTAATCGTGACGGTCTTACTGGTCGTCACTCTCATATTTATACCGATCAGCGAGCGGCACTCGACGTCTCCAGAGAGTCAGTCTCCTCCAGATGATGAGAGTGCTATACCCAGGGCTCCGGAGCCTCAGATCCTCGCGACTACTACCGCGACCACGACTAAGCCAGAGCCTATACCAGAGCCGGATCCTTTACCTCCAGGAGTTAAATGTCTCGAGGACTGTCCTTTAATCGATCCAGATGTTGTTAAAAAAAAGATAAAGGACTTTTTTAAAGACACTCCAGTTATGATCGCGATCGCTGAGTGTGAGTCGACGTTTTATCATTACGATCCAGAGACAGGGGAGGCTCTTAAAAATCGTCAGGGCTCCAGTGCGATCGGAGTATTTCAGATAATGCGATCATATCACCAGAAACCGGCTCTCGAGATGGGCTGGGATATCCGAGATTTTTACGGTAATGTCCGTTACGCTGAGTACCTTTATGAGACACAAGGGACTAGACCGTGGAAGGCGTCCGAGGAGTGCTGGGGGAGTGCAAATATAGCTATAAATAACGATATCTCGGATAATAATATAGTCTCCCCTCCCCTCTCGTATGAGTCATAAAAGACATCAGGGGAGTGGTTTAAAGAGACGTTAAGGTGGGGGAGAGGGTAATGGTATACTTAATCATAGCTCGTACAATTTATAGGAGTTAAAGAACTTAAGAGAGCTCTCAAGCGAGCTCCGGAAACTGTCGAGCGTGAGGGTGGTATCTTTCTCCAACGTGGTCTCGCGACGTATCGGTCAGCAATTATAAATGATCCCTGGAGGATTGGAGGTAAAGGTGGCGGATCTCCAGTCAGTAACGATCCTCGATATCAGACTCGAGCTAATAAAAGTCACCAGCGAGCTCAGTCTGGTAATCTCCGAGACTCTCATACTATCCAGCGTAACGGTCTCGTCGGTATGATCGGTCCTAATACTGACGCCGCTCCGTATGCTGAGTATGTCCACGAGGGTACCTCACGGATGGAGGCTCGACCGTGGCTGGATTACGCGATGGATCAAAAAGAGACAGAGATCGAGGGATTGTATAATGATCTCCTCCGCAACGTCGTCGCTGATCTCGCGAAATAAGGTATAATTATAATATGTATACGACACTCATCCAGAATATAAAAGACACTCTCGCTCAGGTATCGAGCGTCTCTCAGTATGGGACGACTCCTGGTGAGGAGATCACTGGATATCCGTACGTCTTTTTTAAGCCGGACGGATTTACTAATGAGTTTGAAACTGGTCAGGAGAACGAAGTCATATATCGATTTTTAATGATAGTTGTGGTCTCAACTGAGGGTCAGGGCGGATCAGTCGATCACGCGTTTAGTACCGTACTCCCCTCCGTCGTCGATGATATCGTCGCTCAATTTAACGCGGACTGGGACCAGGGTACTGTCGGAGGACATAGGGTCAGAGCTCTTGTGGATACCGCGGCTCCGTGGCAAGTCTCCCAGGAGGATAAGGCGGTCGTCGCGTACGCTCCTCTCAATTTACAAATTAAGACACTTGTCACGGTTTAGGATGTGGTATTATTAAGATACTTATCAGAGTTATTATTTTTAATCGCTTATGGAAATTATAGGACGTAATATAGAGTTTGGAGTCGCAACTGAGGCGACTCGCGGTACCGCGGAGACGACCGCTGATAAATGGCTCCGCAAAGTGACGGCTAACGTAATTGAACGAGCAGTCCACGCAACGGATGAAACTACGCGAGGAGTCCTCGAGGACGGTGAAGGTCGACGTGTTGTCCAGAGATTTGTCGAGGGAGATATCGAGAGTATCGCTCACGCTGATATGCTGGGTTATCTTTTCGCTAATCTGTACGGAGCGGCGGTGACGACTGAGCTTACGGCGTCTGAGGCGTGGAGTCACGCGTTTAATCTTAAGCAAGATATCCAGCACGTATCATTAACGCTTTTTGCTAAGGATGGCTCAGTCCAGCAATCGACATATAGTAACGCGATGATCTCATCTCTCGAGCTGACAGCATCGATCGATGATTACGTGCGATTTACTGCTGGATTTATTGCATCCGTCGCGGCTAGTAACTCTGATACTCCTAGCTACGATACCGAGTACGATTTTATCGCTCGAGATATCACGATCAAAATTGCTGAAACTGAGGGAGGTTTATCAGGTGCGTCAGCTGTAAAAGCTAAAGACCTGGGGATTACTTTCGATCAGGGACTTATCCGTGATCATGTTGTCGGAGGATATACTCCGGATGATGTGTATAACGCTCGAATGATGATCGAGGGTACCATGACGCTCAACTTTACTGACGAGACGTTTAAAGATTATTATCTCAGTAATGATGATCTATATATGAGTATCACGATCACTGGTGAGGCTAATATCGGTGGATCTACTGATAAGCCTCAGATTGAGATTATCCTTTATAAGACTCAGTTTACAGACTGGAGTCGTGAGGGAGCTGGTAATGATCTCGTTACTCAAGACGTATCGTTTCGAGCGTTTTACAACGCGACGGATCAAAAACAGTCTCAAGTTACAATCCAGAACGGTACTGAGACATACGCGAACGTACCAGCGTCGTAAAGTAATTATCCTCAGAGAGACTCCGGAGATATCCGGGGTCTTTTCTTTTATATGATACAATGATATCGTATGAATACAGATAACATAAAAAAGCAAGCGGACGAGCTCCAGGCGATCGGTATGCGACTGACGTGGGGAGTGACAGTACCGATCGCTCTCTTTATTCTGGGGATCTTTATTATGCCGATCGGACTGGTATTATGGCTGATCGCCGCGATAATGTTTTTATCAATCAATAGTAAAACAATCATTAAATATGCCGACTCTAAAGGAACGCGAAACGAAAAAAATTAAGCTCGACACGGTAAAAGGTGGAGAGGTAACGGTGTACACCAGCCTCACAGCGGCGGACGCTGAAAAAATGGCTAAGGCTCAAGGAGAGCATCCGATTACGGCTCCGTTACTGATCTTAATTAAAGACTGGAACTTAACCGCTGAGAGTGGTAAAAAACTTACTATAAACGAGACTAATATCGGTCTCCTCGATCTTAATGACGTAAACAAGATCGCGGATGAGTGTGGTATAAACGATCGCTCTTTTTTAGCGAAACGGCGGACCGAGAGTGGCTCAGAGTAAAGGCTCGGATCTGTCGCGAATTTAAATGGACTGAGGCTGAGTTTGATGAGACCAGCTGGGACTTTATTGATGTTATACTAGAGATACTCGAAAAAGAGTATAAAGACTCTGTTAAAATGAGTAAGAAATATGGCGGAAAGTAGAAAACTAAACATCATCCTCGATCTAGTAAATAAGGTCTCCGGTAAACTCACTCCGATCGAGCGAGATCTCGAGCGTACCAGTAAAAAAATGACGTCACTTGGACGGAGTATGACGATCGGTGTAACCGCTCCGCTAGCTATTGCGGGAGCGACTTTTGTAAAAGCGGCGGCGGATGCTGAGGAGACAGAAAATCGTTTTCGTCAAGTTTTTGGAAATTTATCAGACGACGCGGCTAGTTTCGCTGACGATCTTGGTGATGCTGTCGGACGATCTAGTATAAAGATTAAAGATGGTCTCTCCACGTTTCAGAGTTTTGCTGTTGGTATGGGCTTTGGTCGTCAGGAGGCCAGTGAGATGAGTCAGTCATTAAAAACGCTCTCTCTCGACTTTGCATCGTTTAACAATATTTCTGACGATGAGGCGATGCAACGGTTTATCTCTGCTCTCTCCGGATCGTCTGAGGTGCTCGATCGTTTTGGTATAAATATTAAACAATCTGCTCTCGATCTCGAGCTCCAGTCTCAAGGGCTTGCTAACTCCACTAGTGAGGCAACTGAGCAACAGAAAGTAATTGCTCGACTTGCGATTATAATGCGAGCGATGACTGATCAGGGTGCGGTCGGTGATGCGATCCGGACTCAGGATAGTTTTACTAATCAGATGAAACGTCTTAATGATGCGTTTCTCGATTTTCGTGTACAACTGGGACGAGATATTATCCCAGCTCTTACCGGTCTCGTGACGGCGGCTGGCAACGCTCTCGAGAAGTTTAACGGTCTTTCTGACGGTACTCGTAAATCCGTTATCGTTTTTGCGACGTTTCTCGCGACGATTGGTCCGGCGGCTCTTATTATTGGATCAGTCACGAAAGCTCTACTCGCTATCCGTACAGCGATGATCGCAACTCGTGTCGCGTCGATCGCTTTGCTTGGTCCGTGGGGTCTGGTTATTGCGGCGGCGACTGCTGTTGCTGGGGCGGTTGGTTTTAAATTATTTAACTCGACTAATAATGCCACTAAGTCCACGGCTGAGCTCGAGGCTCAGATTGACTCACTTGCTCCGACGCTCCCAGATCTAGAGGGCGGTGTCGGTGGGGTTACTAGTGCTCTCGGTGATATGGCTAGTGCGGCTGACGAGTCAGCTGGTAAAATCGAAAAGCTCCGCGAGCAAGCTCTCGAGGCGACTCAAGATTTCAATAAAGACGAGGAGAGCTCTAAACGTAATCTCGCTGAGCGACTCATCGAACAAGAGGAGAAAGTCTCAGATATTAAATCAGAAATCCGAAACCTCGAGCGTCAGGAGGATAGTGACGCTAACGCAACTAGGATCCGTGAACTAGAGAAAAATCTCGAGCGTGAGCGTAATGCTTTAAAAAATGCGAAATGGATCCGTAAGCAATTTAGCGAGG